TAGACCAGCAACAGCAAGCCGCGGCGAAGGCGAAGGATTATGTGCAGGAGTCCCAGCTCGACGCGGTGGCAGCCCATGTCCGTTCCCGCATGGAAGAGATGCGCAACTTTCGAAACACGGAAGGTATCGCGCAGCGACTGATCGATGCGCTTCGCACGTATCGCGGTCAGTACGACCCGACGAAGCTTCAGGAGATCAAGAAATTTGGCGGCAGCGAGATCTACGCACGCCTCACCACAGCGAAGTGCCGCGCCGCGACTGCGCTTCTTCGCGATGTGTACCTGAGCCAGGAACGTCCGTGGGATATCGACCCGACACCGGAGCCGGAAGTCCCTGACGAGATCGAGAAGAACATTCAGCAGCTAGTCGGCATCGAAGTGCAGACTCTGCAAATGGCTGGTCAGCCCATAGACCAGCAGATGATTGCCGATCGTGTGAACCAGTTGCGAGAGGCCGCTCACCAAGCAGCGAAGAAACAGGCTTCAAAAGAAGCGGACAAAGCTGGTTCGAAGCTCGAGGACATCCTTGTTGAGGGAGACTTCCTCAAGGCGTTTGCAGAGTTTCTGATTGACCTGCCGATCTTTCCGTACGCGTGCATCAAAGGCCCAGTGGTCCGCAATGCGCCGCAACTCAATTGGGTCGACGGTCAGCCGCAGGTGGAGACTACGCCGCGGATGTTCTGGTATCGCGTTTCGCCGTTCGACCTGTACTGGTCGCCCGGCGCGAGCTCAGTCCATGAATCCGAGTTTGTCGAGCGTATTCGTCTGACGCGCTCAGATCTGATCTCTGTCCGCGATCTACCCGGATACAACGCCGACGCCATCAATGAAGTTCTCACGCGTTTCGGCGACGTTGGCATGCGCGCATGGTGGGACGTGACGGATCAAGAGCGCGCATCTCTCGAAGAGCGTGAGCGCTGGCCGCGCACGAACTCGCAACTGATCGACACCGCGGAGTATCACGGCTCGATCCAGGGCTCGACTCTGCGCGAGTACGGCATGACGGAGGAGGAGATTCCCGATCCGCTGGCCGAGTATAGGGTTACCTGCTGGGTCGTCGACCGCTTCGTCATCAAGATCCAGCTGAACCCGACGCACAGCGGCCGCGCGCCGTACTACATCACGAATTACGAGAAGGTCCCCGGCACGATGGCGGGGAACGGCCTCAACGATCTGCTCGACGACGTTCAGCAGGTCGCCAATGCTTCGCTTCGTTCTCTGGTGAACAACCTGTCGATCGCCTCTGGACCGCAGGTGGCGATCAACGACGCGATCGTTACGCCGGGCTCGGACGACCAGCTGTACCCCTGGAAGCGCTGGCATTTCAATTTCGACCCGATGGCTGTTTCTGCCGGCACGAAGCCGATCGAGTTCTTCCAGCCAAACGACAACTCGCAGATGCTGCTCGGCGTCTTCAAAGAGTTCATGGTGCTGGGCGATGAGATCAGCGCGATTCCGCGCTACATGGTCGGAAGCGAGAAGGTCGGCGGCGCCGGCCGTACGGCTTCCGGCCTGGCGATGCTCATGTCGAACGCGTCGAAGACGCTGCAGAACGTGGCCGCTACGATCGACCGCGACGTTGTCGGTCCGATCCTCGAGCAATTGTACGAGATGGTGATGCTTACGTCACCAGGCGAGTTCCGCGGCGACGAGAAGATCGTCGTGAAGGGCGTGACACACGCAGTGAAGCGCGAACAGGATCGCATGCGCCAGCTGGAGTTCCTGCAGCTGACCGGAAACCCGATCGATATGCAGATCATGGGCCTCCCGGGTCGCGCCACGGTCCTCCGCAGCGTCGCCTCGAATCTCGGACTCGAGCACGAGCAGGTCGTGCCAGATGAGGAACAGGTCGAGCAGCAACAGCAAATGATGATGATGCAGCAGGCGATGCAGGCCCAACAGGGCTCCGCGCCGGACGGGCAGACACCGAAGCCCGAAGAGGGTCGCGCGCCCGCCGAAGAAGTGCGGCGTGGTGTCGAAGGCCAGATGTCGAACAACGCTACCGGCCGCCCGGGCATGCGCGCGGGTGGGTAAATGATCGTCTGCAGCAAAAAGCGCGGATGTCAGGTGAAGAGCGAGGGCGGCAAAAACCTGAGCAAGCCCGGCCTTTCCAGGAAGGCTGCAGCCAAGAGGCTGCGTCAGGTCGAGTTCTTCAAGCACAGCAGGAGTCGATGACATGCGCATCACAAGGAAGACCACCCCGCGGAGCAAGCCGTTCAAGGCCGGCCCTGGTCAGGATGGTTACGGCGAATACACCGGCGGCCTGCGCAAGACAGGTGATGCCGACCCTTCGTATGCCTATTACCGCGATGGCGGCAAGGTGAAGAAGCGGAGGAAGCGCGGTGCGTATTAAGCACAAGTACGCTGATGGCGGCAAAGTCGTCAAACAGCGCGCGAAGCCGACTGCATCACCCGGAGTGGGTGGCGCGATCAAGGACTTCGTGAAATCGGTCTCGAACGCCTTCGCCCCGAAGTCCGTTACCCAACGGAAGTCGAGGCTGGAGGAGCAAGAGAAGGCCGCCTACCGGAACGGTGGGCGCGTGAAACGTAGAGGTTACTGAGGAGAACTGCAATGGCCAGCATGAAGAACTGGAGTTGGACCAAGTTCATCGGTGCCACCAAAGGCAACAAAGACATCGAGTCCTGTCGGAATCTCGATGACGCCCTGGGTGGTTCAGGTGAAGGTCACTCGTTCAACAAGAGCAAGTGGGCCGGTGTCGAGACCAAGGGCAACCGCGACCTTCCGCCGAATCGCTCCACCGGAGTGAAGGGCGGAGGCGGCAAGCGCTCGAACGACATCGTCGCTGAAGACAACGCCGTAGACCTGTAATGGTCAAGGTCGACGGCAAAAGGGCTGCGGCTCTGTGTGCGCTTCGGTCGAACACCGAGTTCAAAGTCTTTGTGGAAATGTTGGTGGAAGACGCCGGGATCGAGCTTAACCGCGTGAAGACTCTCGACGTACCAGCTGTGTATCGGGCACAGGGTGCGGCGACGAAGATCGACGAGTGGTTGAAGCACATCGAGGACGCTCCTGCCAATCTCAAAAAGCTTAGAGGAGAACACGCGTGAGCGCTCTACCCCGTGCAGTGAAGAAGCAAGTTGATCTCGCAAACGAAATCGCGAACAAGGTCTATGGCAAGAAAGAAACCGCCCCAGCCGAGGCGCCCGCGCCTGAAGCGCCGGCCGTTCCGGCTCCTGCGGCTCCGGCTGCGGAAGCGACTCCTGCGGCGCAGCCAGCGGCGGAAGCCGCTCCGGAAGTAGCGCCCGCGCCCGCGGCGCCCGAGCCCGCGCCAGTAGCGTCAGAGCTCGAAGTCGAGAAGCACCGCTACAAGGTGCTCCAGGGCAAGTACAACAACGAGGTTCCGCGCCTCCAACGGACGGTGCAGAATCTCGAGACCCAGATCCAGGAACTTCGTCAGCAGACGCTGGCGCAGCAAACTCTCCTGGCAAACATGAGTAAGCCGGCTGCTCCGGCTCCTGCTCCGGCTCCGACGAAGCTCGTCTCTGACGAGGAGACGAAGGAATTCGGATCCGATCTGATCGATGTGATCCGTCGCGCCGCGCGCGAGGAAGTGATGGCCGAGGTCGGCCCACTCATCGAGAAGAGACTCCAGCCTGTTGCACAGCGGGCGGAGATGGCACATACTGCTGCTGCGGCGACATCCCAAGAGGTTGCGCGCCGCAGCCAGGATGACGTGTTGGCGCTTCTCGCCGATGAAGTCCCTGACTGGGAACAGGTGAATGCTGATGAGGCATTCATTACCTGGCTCCAGCAGCCGGATGCGTACTCGGGAGAAAAACGTCACGATCTCTTGAAGAGAGCGTTCATCCGTTACGACGGCCCGCGCGTCGTAGCGTTTTTCAAAGGCTTTTTGCAAGAACACGCAGCTGTAACAGCGGCTCCTGCTCAGCAACCGGCGAATCCGGCTGCATCCCCGGCAGGAACACCGAAGGTCCAAATGAAGGACCTTGTTGCGCCCGGCACCCCGAAGCAGGGCTCAGCTGTCACTCCCGGAAGCCAAGCGAAGCGGATTTGGTCCTCGCCTGAGATTTCGCAGTTCTATCGCGATGTTTCCCGCGGCGTCTACAAGGGACGCGAGAAGGAAGCAAAGCAGATGGAAGCCGACATCTTCCTCGCACAGCGAGAAGGGCGAGTTCGTAAATGAACTTTGTTTGAGGAGTGACTCAAATGTCTTTCCCAGTTGATGCAACACCGTTTGCCGGCAGTACCCCGTCGCCGGCGTACACGGGAATTTTCATCCCGGAGATTTGGTCCGGGAAGCTCGTAGAGAAGTTCTACGACGCGACCGTGCTGGCTGCAATTGCCAACACGGACTACGAGGGCGAGATCAAGAACCAAGGTGACAAGGTCAAGATCCGCACCCGTCCGACCATCACGATTCGTGACTACGAAGCCGACACGGAACTGTCGGTGGACCGTCCGTCCAGCAACCTGGTCGAGCTCCTGATCGACAAGGGCAAGTACTTCAACCTTGCACTGGATGACGTGATGGAAGTTCAGTCCGACATCGCGCTCATGGACACCTGGGCGGAGGACGCCTCCGAACAGATGAAGATCGCGGTGGACACGGACGTGCTCACAGCTCTCAACAGCACGACCGACATCAATGCCTCCAACCGCGGCAACACCGCGGGTGCGATCTCTGGCGACATCCGGCTGGGCGTGACGAACACCCCGCTGTACGTTGCGAAGGCGCAGGAAGGCACGGGCGCCGGTAACGACACTTCGAACGACCAGAGCGTGCTCGACGCCATCGTTCACTTCGGGCAGGTTCTGGACGAACAGAACATCCCGGAGAGCGGTCGTTGGCTCGTGGTCCCTGCCTGGTTTGCTTCGATGCTGAAGAAGTCGGACCTCAAGAATGCCTCGCTCACGGGCGACGGCACTTCGGTCCTCCGCAACGGCCGTTTGGGCCAGATCGACCGGTTCACCCTGTACCTGTCGAACCTGCTGCCCTTCAACGACTCAGCGGTTGACCAGACGACCGTCTACTTCGGCACCCAGGCGGCGCTGACCTTTGCTGCTCAGTTCACCAAGATGGAGACGATCCGCTCCGAGCGTTCGTTCTCCAACTTGCTCCGTGGCCTGCAGGTCTACGGATACAAGGTG